CAGAAGAAGGGTCTGAGGATTCGGTAGGGATGGTCATATCAGCGTTGAAAACAACATCACCTGTAAAAGTACCTCCGGGAAAAGGATCCCCGGACGGTCCAGTCGGTCCAGTCGGTCCAGTCGGTCCAGTCGGTCCCGGAGGTCCTGCTGGTCCCGTCGGCCCAGTTGGTCCCGGAGGTCCTGCTGGTCCCGTGGAGCCTGTCGGTCCAGTCGGTCCGGTCGGTCCGGTCGGTCCGGTCGGTCCGGTCGGTCCTACCAAAGCGACATTAGCTACTGTTCCTTTACGGATAGCACCCGCAGTAACATCATAAACAGGTATTAAGTCTGTACTTTGAAAACTGGTTTCCGTGGTTAAGCCGTTAATGTCCATATTAACAGTGACGGTTCCAGAAGTCCCCCCGCCTGAAATACCTGTGCCAGCAGTAACACCTGTAATATCGCCAACATTAGAAGTCCACCCAGCATCATTATTCATGCCAGAAAGATTAATGTTGGCTTTAGTCAACTTGCGTTGGACATTACTCGCATCTACAACTACAAAAAAGTCACCATCGCCATCTGTGGTAGAAGTGGTTAACTCTGATAAATCTACATTGATAGTAACCGTTGCCGTCTCTGAACCGCCACCTGATACATCAATAGCACTACCCGCTGTGATATCAGCGACATAATTGCCTGTTGTATCCGCACCTAACGCAACAGAGTTTGCTTGGATAGTAGTGGTAAGCGTTATATTGCTCGTACCATCAAAACTGACACCTGTGGCCGCTACATCGCCACTCAAGGCAATAGTGCGACCTGTGGCTAACGCTGTGGCCGTAGCCGCATTGCCCGTAATGTCAGAAGAGATGGTAGCGGGAAGCCGTGCATCATCCACTGTTCCACTAGCAAGGTTGCTGGCATTTAAGTTGGTTAAAGCACTACCATTAGCGGCAATGAGGTTATCACTACCGTCAAGGTAAACGGCTTTATCAGCGGGATAGGTGATAAATATTTCTTTGGCTGAAGACGTGAAACTAACTTTTGCCCCTGAGTTTGTGCTGGCTAACACCGTAGTTCTCTGCAAAGTAGTTGTGCCAGACACAAAAGTACCAAGCCCTACTTCGTAATCGGAACCCTCAACACAAACATAGTAAGTCGTATCACTATTAGACAAAGCAGAACTAAAGGTTGAAAACCCCGTAACTGCCCCAGCTAGTACGAAATCCGAAGTACCAGAGGTGGTGGTTGTTTCTTTTATCCTATCCGCAATGACAAGTGCCATTTTGGCCCCCTATCTAAGCAATTCGGATAATGGCGTTACTCGCATCCGCAGTTGGGAACTGAATAGTAAAATCACCCGCTGTTGATGTTTTATCTCCACCAAAGGCGAGAACTACTACTGAGTCCGTTGTGCTGGAACCTCCGCCTGTTGTGGTGTTATAGATAAGCGCACCATTAGCTGTAATTGTTGCCGTGCTAAAAGTAAGATCGTCAAAATCTGTAAGCGCTGTCGTACCACTAGTAGTTGGGGTTACATTAGTTAGCGTTCCGCCACCTGCACTGTAACCTGTTCCGCTAACTTCGTTAGTTACGCTGTAGTCAGTGGTGCTTGCACCAAGAGTTGCACTGCTTGTGTACAGCGCGAGTTTAAAAGTGTGCCCAGTAGACGCAGTAAAGTCGTGCTTTGCTTGCAGCAACTCCTGCTTAAACGAGGTGCACATTGCCTGAGTAATAGCCATTATAGCCTCCTTATCGCTTCAGCCAAATCCGGATGCCCTGCATCCATTAACTTATTATATACAGTAGTTCTATCACTACGGATAGCCTCCCGCATATAAAACGCCACAACCTTTTCCATGTGCTTTTCAAAGGCTTTGGCTTGATCACGGATAGGCGCTGGAGCCGTATCCGAAATTGAGATTAATTTTTTTACACACCGTTGCGCCACTTCATCTGGAGTAAAACCTCGGTTTTCCGTAGTTGTAACAGAAACAACGGGGGTTTCTGGAACGTTGACGTTCATCTTAAACATCATGTCTTCTCCCGATTAAGTAAGCCTGTCCGATAAGCATCTGTTTCCTCAAGAGCCTCGCCAAAGTTTTTAATCCTAGACGCGGCTTCTACAAACATTTTTTCGTACTGCTGAATTACGTCCGGCTCACCTTTCATAAAGGTGTACGCTTCTAACAAAGCCCCGTACAAAAGCGCACGAGGGGCGTTAACGCTAAGCCAAGTAGTCCCACTATCTGCCCCAGCGGTCAGGCTATTTGGACGATAAAAGTAATGAAGCTCGGCTACGTAGTCATCATTCGGTGTCGGGGCAACAACAAAGTTGGAGATATCAAAAAACGCATAGTATTTTGGCGCTCCCGTTGTAGTTGGATTGGGCGTGTAACTTTGAAGAAAGTTTACGTCTTTGTACAACAAAAACTCATTGCTACTGTCACTTACAATAGATAAAGAAAACGGAGCAAGAAAATCTGTGGGAACCGCTAAATACTTGTTGCCAGAAGTTAACGACCCCGTCACATTTTTGCGGAAAAACATAAGCTGTGCACTTTTCAAAATGCGTTCTTCCGCGCCATCAATGAAGTCATCCAAGTGGTTCACAAAGGTCGTCTCTTGGTTTTCTGTGTAGTCCTGAATTGCCGTTTTCAACTCAGCGTATGTAAAACTCATATCACCACCGTAACGCTACCCACAGACCCTATCATCCGTGTGTCCTCGCCCCTATTAGGAAAACCACCCCCACCAACGGGCACATCAAGAGGCTCAACCCTGTCCGGCCTAGCCTCTTTTAAAGCCTCTGCATCCGTAACCTTACGAAAAGGCCCTAATTGCGGATGTTTTGGCTCCCATTCATCCTTGCCGACAAGCAACCCATTCCACTCTTTACGCATATCCTTATACCGATACCGGAAACCGGATCGGTCAGATATGGCATACGAGTCTTTTCCTGTCGCGTACTTAGCCATCAAGTTGTCCTAAAATACTGGTATTGAGGAACAACATTAAAGGAAGCCCTATCCCGGTCTTCTGTAGCCGCCCGCTCAAACTCTTCTTCGTAAATCGCCTTCAAAAGCTGTACTCGATTTGGTGCACGTTTGACGGCAATGTAATAAGCCAAACCTGCCGCTAAGCACGGATAAAACCGAAACGGCACTTCCATCGTATTGGTGTAGGTGTCAGCGTCCTCAATGCGCGTCAACGCATCATAAATAACCACATCTGTACTGTTGTCCGGAACAGGCCAGAGCTTTAGTTCTGGCGTAACCTGCCGGTCAAGGAAAAACTGATTAGCCCTGCTTTCCGTAGTCTTAGTCGGAATAGACAGATATTCGTCCCGGCTTAACCGCTCAAGCGCATAATCTGTGCCACTACGCCGCACGATAACAGACAAGATGTCAATCACGTCTGGGTCCAAAGAGTAATTACCCGTACCTTGTGTAACCGTGATACTGCGCTGGGCAATAGTCCACTGGTTTAATCCACGGTTAGCCCAATCCGCCAACATGAGGTTGAGCGACCGCTTGGCAGACTTGAGATCATAGCCAGTACGAACCTCAAGACCACAGCGCTCAAACGCCTCCTCAATATAGTCGGAAACGTCTAACTCAAAATCTGTGCTGCCGGATGTAGCCATTTTACTTCTTCTTCACCATTCCGCCGCCGCGCATCTTTTTAACCATTCCGCCGCCGCGCATCTTTTTAACCATGCCGCCACCGCGCATCTTCTTTACCATGCCGCCTTTTTTCATCATTTTACGTGGTTTCATCGCCATTTTTCAGTCTCCTGTAAAGATCGTTACGTCTCTGAAAGATATCTTCAGCGTCATACTCTTCCAGATACTTGTCATAATAGCCTTTTTTTACCAGTTTGTCTGCTGATTCCTGCACTTTGGACAAACGCTGCACAAAAATCATTGCATACTCGTCTTCAACTAAGTGCATAAAGCTTTGGTCGTCAATGAAGTCGTTGGCCTCATCATGTGGATGAAAACCCATCAACCAGATATCCCTGTCTATAAAAACGCCGTTTGATATAGCATCGTTCATAAGCTCCAGATACTCGTGAAATTCATCCGGGTCTTTTTTAAACGACATATCTACAATAATTACTAAGTCAAAAGCGTCTTCCCATTGAGATACCGTGCTGTACAACACCTGCATATTAGTGTCATACTTAAATAGAATAAGAACCTTGTCGTCTTCCCAAGCCTTCTGAGCATAAGGACAGGGTGGTAATCCGTTATAATACGGATTAGGCTTTTGCAAGGTATGTACAGACCAAGCTAAAATTTCTTGGCATATCTCGCTTTCTTTATCTATGTAAAACGCTGTATTCTTCATGCTTGTGACACCGATCCTTTCGTTCGTTTGCGCCGCCCGTTCATAACAGCGCCACAACCACGTGCCACAGCCGTTCCGGGGATACTACTGCCACGAAACTGGCGTTTTGCCTTAGTTTCATAGCCCGCAACGCCCCCGTTAGCCATCTTTTTTACTTTAGCCGCTTTGGTATTAGCGACGACAGTCTTTCCCTTAGAACCTTCACGCTTCTTTTTACGCGCTGTCGCAGCGCGTTCACTTTTCGATAAACTGCTAGCCTTACGTCTAGGCAAACAACGGTCAGGGTTACGCTTATCCTTTGACGTACCGCACGGCCCCGCGATATTGCCTTTGCTATCAATTCGGACCCAATCCTCATCTAACCACTCCTTTAATCCGCCCATTATTTACCCTTTCGCTTACCGCCTTTAGACTTTTTGGCGTAATTAGGGTCTTTACAATACTTAGATGCCGCTAAGTTGGCATAAGCTGACGGATATGTGTCAAACGTGCGCTTTGCCCACGCCTTACCTTCAGGGCATATAGTGCCGCCCTTCTTCATTTTAACGACGCCGCCTTTTGCCATTTTTCTAACGGAGCAAGCGCCTGCGCCTAAATTAACTCGTGTCATGTCAACACCGCCACTAATGCTATTACTGTTGCCGCAAGTTGCAGAGCAATGCCGCCAAGAATAGCCCAGACCTTTACATCCAGACGATCTATGTCTTTTTGCATATGAGCAAGGTGGTTGGTTTCCAGCCGCTGTAAAACGGCCTGTATTACCTCAACCTTTTTGTCTAGTTCTGCAACTGTTGGCTTGCTCATTTTAACATTTCCATCTTTTACGGGCCTGCCTCAAACGGCTGTTTGGATCTTTTGCCGCTTTAGGAAACTTTTTCATTTGTCCGGCAGAACGCGCACAGAAAGACTTACGACGCTTTGCATCCTTACTACCTTTTTTGACCTTGCCCGTTACGGCGGTCTTCAACTTTGAGCCGGGGTTTGCGCGTCTGTACGCCGCTACTCCAGCCTTAGTCATTCCCGCCCCTTTTTCAGTAGGGCGGAAATTCTTCTTGTTGCGCGGGGGCATTTTGGCTTTCTTGCGTTCAGCCATTACAGAGCATCCCCGTTGTCGATTAACACGCCATTAAAGGAGGCAGATATTGCGTTAGATTGGTTTTTATTACAGATAGCCCGCACCTCAACGTCCGACTTTTCGGTCACTTTAATAGGATAGGCAAACGGGTAATAAATCTGACTTTCCACAACATCTACCTTAACCTGCGTCCTAAATACGCCGCCAAAAGCCTTTACTAAGAAGCGCACAGTCATAAACACCCCACCAGATGTTCCGGTGCCGTGTGTGGCAATGCCTTCGTTAATGTAGAGAGTTTTACCCGCAGGAACGGTATATACCGCCATTAGCGTTTGGTTTTCACCATTTGTGATCTGAGCATAGGTAGTGCCACCGTTAGCTATGGTGATATTACCCGTAGGAGAAGTTGAACCGCTTACATACGCTCTGAAAACACGCAAAAACAAACCCGTAGTCGTGGCTGTCCCGCTAGCGTTCAAAGTCACTTCTTCTTCTAGCTCCGCATAATTTGTATCAAGACCAGATACAAGCACTTTTACGCCAGAATCGGTAGCACCTCCTGCGGAGGTAACTGTCATAGCTACAGCGGAACCCGGATATGCGTATAAACCGCCCGCGTCCCAGACGGTTTCACTTGCGTTAATGATATTAGGGTTGTAACCATATTTAAAAAGCGTGTTGTGATACGCAATTTGGTCACGAGAAGACTGAAGCTCAAAAGGCTCCGAAGTCCCTATTCTTGATATGGAACTAACTTCACGAGCCATTCGAGCCTCCTGTTATGACAAGAAGACAGTCACGCTATCCAAAGCGGTTTCGTCTATATACAGGTCTGTATCGAAACGAATGCCGTCATCTGGAATATTGACTGAAAAAGTGTCACTTGTTTGAAGGTCAAGCTGTAGCCTGACCGTGCCACTGGCTCCGCCATCTTTTAAAACGATAGCGGGCGAACCTGCGGCTTCGGTATTTACCGTAAGCTGCCGTAAACGACACGGTCCACTATAGATCGTGCCGTCCCCGGATGTGCCTACGTCCAGATATTTGGAAAATATCAGAGATCCGGCCATAGCTTACCCCTCTTTCTTTGTTACAGCCTTTTTCACGGCCTTTACGGCCTTTTTAAGAGGCTTTTTGCTACCGTTAAGCTTACCCATGATAAGCCCCTATTAAACAGCAGCAGAGAAAGGAGTAGCTTCTGTGCCAGTGGCCGCTGTGCGGACTACAACAGAAAACTTATTGCTAGCAACGTCCTGAATTTCTACCTGTGCGCCAAGAATACCGCCAGTCGTTGTACCGTCCATAGTGATGGTGTCGGTGTCAGCCGCAGTTTCAAAAATAGACGCAGTGTCGCCACCGTCGTTAGCTACAATAGCCATACCAGACATTGTGTCGCTAGAATTAGCAACCTGAATGATATAGTTGTTTGAAGTAACGGTGGTTGCTACAAAGAACTTGTAGATGTTGCCTGTTCCGCTAGCAGCAGGAAGAGTGACAGTCGCACCACTTGCAATATCCAAAACCATAGTACGGCCTGCATTTGCGGCAGATGTCACAGTAGCGTTAGCTGTTACGGAAACGAGAGAGTCAGAGCCAGAAATAAAACCGGCAGTGGAGGTCATGGGACCTGAAAAAGTTGTAGAAGCCATTTTATCACCTCTTGCACAAGGGTTTGCTTTGTAGTCCGTGCAATGTCAGGTGGGCAGGATCCTGTCTACAAAGCTAAAATTACGCCCAAACTCAGTATATAACAAAAAAGGACGACTGTGAAGCCGTCCTTTTAAGTATCTCAAGAAGAGAATTTTTTATGCGCCCGGTGTACCGAACACACAACGCCAGTCAGAAACGCCAAAGCTGTAACGCTCACGTGCCTTGAACCGCATATTACCAGTGTCAAAATCGCCTTCCATGGCGGTCTTGATTGGTGCACGGTTGAAGTACTTGAAGCCGTTTGGTGCATCTGTCTTGATGAAGAAGGCATCAGTATCCGTCAGGAAGTGGTTAACCACTGCACCCTCTGGAAGCATACCCATGCTCTTCATTGCGTTCAGATCGTTGTCAGCAGTAGCTGAGCGCAGATTTGAGTTGATTACCCGCTCTGCAATGAATTGCAGTTCTTTCGGGATAATCAGCTTCATGCCGCGTACAGCAACCTTCAGACCACGCTCATCAGTGAAGCCTGCAACGTCAATCAGCATCTGCTCAAGAGAAGTCTCGTTGAGGTCAGCGGCAGTTGACAGCAAGTTACGCTGGTTGCCTGAGAGTGAAGGGTGTGCTGAAGAGCAAAGTGCTGCACCGTCGCCGACTGGGCTGCCCGTGCTGAACGCATTGTTCAGGATGGAAGCAGCTTTGATCTGCTTGGTCTGAGCCATTGAGCGGGCCAGAGCCTTGGTGTAGCGTGATGCCAGACGGTCGTACAAGTTGTCTTCGATGGCTTCCTCAGTGATTGAGAACGCCAGAGCGATTGTTTCATGTGTGTACCGTGCTGTGTAGGTCTCTTGAGCATCGTCAAAGTTGATGGCAGCGCCTTCACCTTTAACTGGTGCTGTTGAAAAACCACCGAGCATCACCTCTTCTTCAAATGCACGATCTGAAGACTCTTCATCGAAGATTTCAGCGTGTTCATTTTCGTAGCGATCATACTCAAGACCGAACAAGGCATTTAGTCCGGGCTCAAGCTCTTTCGCTAGTTGTGCGCGAGAAATAGCCATTTTCTATGTCCCTCCTTAAATGCCAGTGCTTGCTGCTGTAGTCTGAGAGTCAGAGCTAGAGCATGGAGCATTGTGGTGGAAATTAAACCGAACGACGTAGTTCACACCTGCTGCATCGTAATCGAGGTTAGCACTGTCACCAGTGAGACCTACAACACGCATGAACAGTGTTGCTGTAGTAGCAACTGTGGAAATGTCGAGTTCAGCAGTGGAGCGTCCATTGTCGGTTGAACCGGACGTTGCGGTTGCCAAAGATGCGTTAGCAAAGATGTTTGACAGTGCAGTTGCACGGTCAGTTGAGCTACCATCTGCGGCTACCATGAACAACTGGTTTGGATTGTCAGCAACGAAAGCCTTCACTGGGAAGTTTGTGTCTACGCTTACGTTGTTGGCACCGGGCCAGTAGTTCTTGAAGACAGTCTTTTTGGAAGAGCTATCCACGTACTCTACGCCCATCAGAACCCCAAGTGCGGGAACCGTACCACCGTTTGCATTACCAACGATGTCGATAACACCAGCAGCCAGTGGAATTACTGGCGAATACTGATAAATCGCATTCGTGTTGGCTGCTGCAATCTCATATTGAGTTACACCAGTAGTGTTGGCACCTGCGCCATTAAGCCCGATAGGACGAAGACCAAAGGCAGTATTTTGATTTGCCATTTTTGTTTCTCCTAATCAGAGCGACCCTATCTCTGTGGGCCGCCAAAGGTTACACGAGATTGACGATCAGGTTTGTTGATCGTCATGGTTGAATGTGCATTCGTGCTCATCATGTCATTATCAACAGCCTGCATCTGATCCGCGTTCCTCTGAGAGAAGTACTCGTTTCGTTCTGCAACCGTTTCCAATGGAATACGAGCAAGAATAAGTCCACCTACTCCAAACACACCTTCGTATTTACCTGATTCGACTACCGGGGCCTCAAAGTCAGGGTACTCATCCTTACGAACCAGTTCCCAACCTTCGCGCATCTTAGCGCTGACGTTTTTAGTATCGTCAAAACCACGGGTTTCAGCCCGGATCCAACGATGCTTAAAACCATCCGGTGCAGGTGGTGCATCTAACATAGACGGGGGAGCCCACGGCTTACGCCTTGCCGTTTTTTCCCTAGATTGATTTGCGCGAGAAGTACGTTTGATTTCGCCTTCAAACATTTCGTTTTGATCTTCAGCCATCTAAATTACTCCTTCACGTATTTCGCGTATTCTTCAAGCGGCACACCCAGTTTCTTCGCTATCGCGACTTGGCTAGGGGTGAGTCTAACCTTTTTCCCACTACTGCGCCCAGATGTACTGCGGGATACGGAAGCAACCGTCTGAGCGGGCCGTTTGCTACCACCGTTTAGCTTATGCGGAAACTCTGTCTGCATACGCCTATCCAGTTCATTATAGTAGTCATTTGACTGCGGGTCAAATCCTTCGTCTTCAACAAGCTTTTTATGTATGCCAAAAGCAGCATATGTCATCGCCTCATCTTCACCAAACCACGTGTTTTTCTGAGCCCACCGCTCTGCTTTAGGGTCAGGCCTACGTGGCTGCTGTTGAGGCATAGGCTGACGTACAGCGGCCTCTTGTTGAGCCTGCGCTTGCTGAGCATAACGTTCCTGCTGAACTTTAGCTTGTTGCGCTCGGTCATTTTCAATAGCCAAACGAGTAATAACCCGTTGAGCTTCAATAACGCCGTTTGTGTCGCCCATTTCAATAGCTTTAGCCAATTTTTCTTCAGCAGAAGCTATCTGGGACTCAACCCGGCTGCTGTATTCATTGACATAATTGCTATCCAACGTATCCATGCGCTGTTTTAGCTGCTGGGCTTCAGCCTGCACACCTTGAGCATACTTCAACGCTTCTTCGCGCTGGCGCTCTGCTTCACGCATTTTCTTTGTCAGGCGGTCAATGCGCTTTTGCGTGGCATTCTCCGCTTTGTCAAAATTATCGTCTTCCGACGCCTGTTGGGTCTCCTGACCCTCATCGTCATTAGCTAGATCAATCTCAGTTTCCTGAGAATCGTCCAGATCCAATTCAATCTGTTCTTTTTCTTCTGCCATTTTTAACTCCTAGAAATGCAAAATGTCTTCAGGTTCTTGAATACGCGCCAAAATCTCGTCATCGTTCAAGATGCGAACTTCACCGCCATCAATCTTAAATCGCGAACCGGCATACCGGGCAAACATCACCCAATTACCCTTTTCGCACCACGGACCAGACGGAAACTTTTCCGCGTCCTTGTAAGCCAGTGGCCCTACCTTCAGGACATAGCCAACCTGCGTAGATACATTTTGCTCATCCAAAACTTGGTTTGGGAGGTAAATACCGCCATCGGTCTTACCCTTGCCGCGATACGGCAAAATAAGCAAACGCCAGCCCGTCGGGTCTGGCAATCTTTCTAGGAGGGAACCGCCGATTTTTTCGGGGTCTAATGCTTTATCGGTTACGTCAACGTAAGCTTCCGCGAGGTTTGCGACGCCTTCACTTACGCCTTCAAGATCAAGTTTTTGCGCTTCAGTCATTGCTTTGCTCCTGTTTTTCCAGCAGGCCCTTGAGTTCCTGTTCCACGTGATCCAGAGATTTTAAATTTCCCATAAGCTCACGATACTGCTCTATGTTCTTGACGTTGTCATAAATTAACAAGTCTTGAACTGCCTTCCGCCGCTCACGGATAATCCGAAAAGCAGCCTCGGCGAAATATATTTCATCCACTCGTATATCTCCGCGTTAAATCTGATATATTATTATACCATTTCCAGCGCAAAGTCACGTGTTTCTTTGTTCCTTCTTAACCAACCTTTACCAAAAGTATTAAACGTCCGAAGGCTCTTGTAAAACGCCTCGCGCTGCTCTGCGACAGACCGAATAATGTCTTCGGCGCTATACTCCTTCACAGCCTCTAGCGTCATGGGGCCTATCGCCCCGTCCTGAGTAGCCATAACCGCCTTCTGTAGCGCTTTAGCCGCCCTTCCGGGACCAGAATTAACCGCCCAGTCAAAGATAGCAAAGTCTACACCTGACGGTAAGTTGTCACCCTTCACCTTGTCCCAGTAGCCCTGCTTGTAAATCAACTGCACGTGCTCATCTGGGATGTTCTTCAATTCACCCACATCTTCTAGCGGCCTGCCCAGAAAATCTGAGTAGGTCTTGTGCGTAATTCCCTTGTTAGTTGCCCCACCGGGATCATCCGGGTGGTCAACAAAGCCGCCTTCGTGCTTTAGCACCATCTCTAGGCTTTTGAAGAAATTGGCTTCCATTAACGACCTTTCATATACTTGCTCACAGCGCGGTTACCGAACCAAAATGACATAATGGCGGCAAACAAGCCCTGAGTCTCTGGAGTCCACATAAGCGTTACAGCGTCTTTCCAATCGCCACCAGACTCCAATACTTTCACAATAATTACGACTTCCGTCGCGGCAAACATTAAGAAGAAGGCATAAGTAATAACAGGCCTAACACTACCGCGCAGAGCGTTGACAAATCCGCCAGCGTCAATGCTTCGATCATGCTCATAGATGCCCTTCGTCTCGGCTATGTCCGCCTGTTTGTCGAGCTCCTCTAATTTTAGCGCGGAGCGCTTCTCCATCAACTCGGCTTCCATCTTCATGGTTTCGAGCTTCTGTTTGTGCTCCTGACCCGCCTTGAAGAAATTCAGCACTTCCGGGAGAAAGCTTGTCCCAAAGCCCAGTAAACTCCCAAGCAAACTCATCATTTTCAAGTCTCCTCTTCATATCCGCTATGCGGCGTTTCAAATCTGCTACTACCTCATCCATCGGTAATCGTAAACCGCACATTCGGATGATCGGGGTAATTCACCACGACCTGACCCTCTGGACACATATAGTCAATGTGCGCCAACAAAGTGGCTTCACCTGTAGCAACCTTGCTACGATGATGCTCATCAATCGTTATCTTGTAGCCAAACTTGTCTATTTTATCGTTAGCTGGACCGCTAAACTTAGCTATGCTTGGAACTGCCGGATGCACGATGTATTCGCTATCCCGAACCTCCAACCGAAAACTCTCAACGGTGCAGTCGTCACGCAGCTTTTCCCGCGCAACAATGACCTTAAACTCACCAGTTACCGGGCCGTCTGAAATCTCAAAATATTCGGGAGCCCATTCTAAGATAGGGTCTTCAATACCTAATTTATCGTACAAAGTGTATCCGCCGCCTATCAAAGCAAACGTGGCGGTGACAACGCCAATTCCTTTTGTGATGTTTTCAAAGTCCATCAATACACCTTTACCGAACCGTCCTTTATGTGTTTAGGCACACAATAGGCCGTCACCCTGTCATCCGGGTGTAGATAATCCAAGCTCCTATAATTCCCATATCTTTTACTTACCTGAGAAGCATAATAATTACAATCAATTATGCTGGCAAAGTACATATCGTTGCTGACGAGCCTTCGGTCATCCCCCGTGCCTAAATAAACCATCAGCAAAAATACGTGGATCATTCACTTGGCTTTGCACCCTTGCTGTTTACATACAGACCAAACCACGCGGCCCCCGCGCCAACGATCACACTGACAAAACCGGCCTGTGCATTATTCGGCTCCGGCAAAGCCATGAACCACTGGCAAGTCTGATAAAACACCACCATGTAGCTCAAGATGAGCAACCGCGGTACAATCCGCCACGCATCCAATTTTTCCGGGGTAATCATGCAGAACCTTTCGTTTTGACAAACCAAATAAACCCTATCAACAGCGCCGCGCCGATAAGGACTGCCAATATAATAACACAAATTTCTACAAATTTCTGCCTGCGCTCACGCTGACGATACAGCGTCTCCTGCCGCTGCTTACGGATGTTGCCTTCCATGCGAATGAGCTCGTCCCACGCAGAACGGCCCAAGGTCAGACCAATCCATTGTTTTAACTCATCTCTTTGGTTTTGCGCTTTGCGTTTAGCAGCAAAGGCCTCAATGGCCTCCTGCTCTACAGACTTGCCGTTAAATAATTTTTTGAATATAGGGGGGTTCTGGGCTTCTTTTTCCGCTTGGTCAATATCAGAAAGAGCGCCCATCCATCTGGACAGGTCGCCCACCATTGACTCAACGTCACGCCCTACTGCAAAACCTTTTTTAAGTGCCCCAAACGCCGCTGACGCGGTCGCCATCGCCGAAACTGGATCCATAACTATTTCCCGTAGTTATAATAAACATTATACTCTCTTGTTTTTCTTTTTTGGCTTAGACTTTCCAGCTTCAGACAAAGCAATAGCGATAGCCTGCTTCTGCTTATAGCCCTCATCCATCAGCTTACTTATGTTCTTGCTGATGGTGGCCTGACTTGATCCCCGTGCTAACGGCATTAGCTACAACTATTGTAGCCGCCACCTTTTACAGCAGCACCCATGCCACGCGCCGTGCCACGACCCATGCTCATTGGAACCTTTACGTCGGCTGTCTTGCCATACGGAATGCGACCCTGACCCTTGATTTCGGCATACTCTACTGCCTTGGGTGCCGCACCCGGCTTATTTGTTACGATTTTTACTGCGCTCATTTTACTCTACCGCCTTTCTTCATTTTGCGAACAACGCCACCTTTAGCCTTTTTTTGCAAAAGTTTTCTAGCGGCAGTTGAACCAGCACCGGCGGCTATCAAACCACCTGCCCCCGCAGACTTACCGCCGACGGCTGCTCCTGTTTTTGCACCCGCCATCCCAACAGCCCCAGCTACAAGGTCTTTATAATATTTATCCATAGATTCCGACATTCTACTGGCCTCCTCTGCCAAGTTTAAGTAATTCACGCTCCATAGCAGACTGGATACGTGCCTGTGTCTGCCGCTCTTGCGCCGCCAACCGCTGCTGGAACTGATCTGCCCGCAACTGCTGGTTTTGTGCATCAAGCTGCAATTTGGCCTGATCCACTTGTGCGTCCGCCTGCTCAGCCTGCGCCTTAATCTGAAGCTCCTGCTCTTTAAGCTGAACCAACGGATCAGGGCCCTGACCAGACACTTGTGCAGACATCTCTTTGACCATCTGCATACCTTCAGCAACGAACTGTGCTGTAAGTCCCTCAATTTGCAGCATCTCGTCCTCAGTAGCCGCCTCGCCGCCCGCGGCCTGCCTGCTCTGAATAAACTGCACCGCCGCCTTCTCACGTGCAGCAATCTTCACGTGCTCCATGATGTGCTTCTGCAAAGCCATCGCAATGGCAGGCATACCACCAACCATAGGCGTCGAACCAAAGACCATATGCGCCATAATGTGCGCCTGATGCTCCTGACCCTCAAAAGCCTTCAGCGGTACCATGTCCATCGCGTCAATGTTTTCCTGTGCCGGATCCTTCGG